ACCGTTCTGAGACCAGCATCACCATTATACCTAAAAAAAGGTAGAAGTACAAAGAAGATAGCACGTTCTATAACTAAGGCTTTTGTAATCATGTGATCAGGGTGCGCTTCCCACGCATCCCTAAGTAAGAAGGCTTCTTTCTCTGCCTTCTCATCAACGCCTATAGCGTTAGTAATGTAGCCAAGGGCAAGATCATGTTTGATCTCATCCTTGACGTTTGATTCTAGGAGTTTCCTAGCAGATTCGGGAACCTCTTTTTCAAGTGATTCTGAAATGAACTCGCCAACTGGTAACTCCATGTGGCGTATTGCGAGAGCACGGTAGATGGCCTCTTCTGCTCCAGGCTTAAGTATACCTGCTGTTGTCTGGACTGGTGTCCAGGTTCTCTTTCTATTGAGTAACTTCTCATAAGGGTTCTTCATTCTTGACAATCGCAGTCGGGTTTAGGATCTAAAATCCCTTGCAAATAATCTTGGACATCGTTCTCGTCTAAAGCTGCATAAGCATCGCTCTTATCCTGAACATCTCCATGTACTTGCAAAGCATAATATAGGGATGTTTGGGGACTATCTAGCCACTCTTCCACGAACTGTTCGTCGTAGGTTACAACATCACTCCAAGAGTTGAAACTGTATCCATGAAGAAGCCCTGTGTGGTTAAACATATACATCAATTGATCAGCTACCTTTTTATAGGAATCCCAACCAACATCTGAGGCGATCTCTACATCACCATATTCATATGTCTGTACACCAAATGTACCAGAGTCACGATCAACACTCCGAGCTATAGGAGGTGCGATCTCTGGTGTGCAAGTAAAGCCTTCTAAATCTTTACTGCGATATGAACAGCTTGCGGTAGGAGCAATAGCAAATGCTCTCTCCATATCATATTCTCTAGCAACTTCAGCCGCACTCTGAATGCCTTTATAAAATTCTGTAGCAATTAATCCAGCTGTACCAAGTCCAGGTATGCCATCGTTAGTTGCTTGTAATGCCTCACCAAACTGTTCGTAGGTGACATTGTTTTGTCTTAGTAGGTTTGCTAGTCCAA